ACAGGAACAAGACCTGTAGACTATAAACCACGTATTGAGGATTGCGGTAGTAAAGGACAAATGACTTTTAAACTACAGAAGAAAAATTAAAAAACTAACGTTCAAGGATAATGGAAAAAAGAAAAGCACTTAAGAAAGCTATTATGGAATATGGTGGCTCTAAAGCAGAAGAGAAATATCCTTCTAAGAAAGGGAAGATGAAACACGAAAAAGGTGAGTCAAAGAAAACAGAAGCTAGAGAAGAGTTTCTTTCTCGTTTCAAAAAGAAAAAGTAACAATTAAAACTAAATAAAATGGATTTAAAATCTAAATTAGCTGCTGCTGTGAACAGAGCCAAACAATCACCAATGGGTGATGGACCTAAAAAGAAAAAATCAATAAATGCAATTGAAAAAGAAAATGGTCCAATTAAAACTTACATTGACAAATCTTTAGGTATAAAACCCTTTAAAAGACCTGAAATGACAGATGTTGTTATGAACCCTTTAGGAATTGGTTATTCTCCAGGAGGAGTTAAAAAAGGAGTTAAAAAAGCTACATCTAAAATGAAAGGTTAAAAGCAGATTTATGCGTCTTAAAACTAAAGACGATAAAACTCAAAGGCTTATACATACAAGTGAGTGGAAGCCAACACATAAAGAGTTCTGTTACCCTAAAGAATTTGTAGATTGGGTAGATAGTATCAATAGTGGTTGGCAAAACAAAATCAAGTTTAAGCCTTTTGAACTTTATTGCGAACAAGCCCGAGTGTGGCTACAGGATGAAACAATGATTGATGACTTTCAATCAGAAGATGACCAAATAAATTGGCTGTCTATAGAGATACAAAGATGTAACGATAACACTTTATATTTCTGCAATAAGTACGGATGGATAAAAGAAGATAAGGCAGAGAATGGTATGCTTAGATACCAAGCTTGGGAGGCTCAAAAGGTACTCTTATTCTTATTCGATTGTGGGTATTCAATGATGATAGGTAAAGCTCGACAGATTGGATTCACCACTACTATGTGCCTTGCAGGAATGAAGCGCGTAAACCTCAACAAATCATACTTTATAAAATTTGTTACCCACTCAAAAGACAAAGGGGTAGAGATTTTTAGGGATAAGGTGAAGTGGACATACACAAAAATTCCTGATTATCTAGCTCAAGAAGTAAAGAACTGGACGGACCAAGTAATGTCATTCGATAAAAAGGGTGATAAGAAAGGTCGCGATGACGGGGGAGCTTCGCGCTTCCAAGTAGATAGTCCACAAGTAGACGCTATCAATGGGGGTTCACCATCAGCAGTATTTGTAGATGAGATTGGTCTATTCGATATATTCGGAGAGATGATGAGGGAAGGTAGACCTGCTTTATTTAAGTACAATCCTGAAACAGGTAAGATGACTATGCAACAGCAGTTTATGGCTTGGGGTACAGGTGGAGAAATGGATAAAGGAGGGTCAGTATTTGAGGCAGAATTTAAAATGTGTCTATCACAATGGAGAGAAAAAAATTATGAATATGGTATTATCCCGCTATTTTTCAACGCATACGCACGGAGGGGTGTTAACGATGAGCACATCAACAATGAAAGAAAGGCATACTTGGCATTGGAAGGCACTAAAAAAGGAGAAGTGGCTAAAGTCCAGTTCCACCAACATTATCCAATCACAATTGACGATATGTTCCTCCGAAAAGCAAGAACCCTTGTGCCAATTCACGTATGTAATCAAAGATTAAACGACATATACAGCAAAGATGTACCTATTGAGTACGGATACTTTGAACCTATAATGGACGTTTCACAGCCTACACCTGATTTACTTACAGAATATAGAATTATTGGTGCTAGATGGATTCCTACAAGTGGTAGAGAACACGTTTCTACCTCTGCATTGATAATACACCACCCACCACAGAACGAAGTATGGAAGAATAGGTGGTATCAAGGTACTGACCCTATAAATTCTGAAACAGGACACTCAATGATGTGTAGTGCTATATGGGATTCGCTTACAAATTCAGTGTCTTCTGTAGTTTTCCATAGGGATAAGAAGTTCAAATACACGTACTTACAAGTTTTACTCCAAAGTTTATACTATGACCAACAGAAAAAAGGTGGTATAAAAGAATTGGTAGAGAATAACATTGGTGATATGCACGTTGACTTTCAAGAAATACACGGATTTAAAAGCAAGTTCACTTCTAACGCACAGTTACCAGAGTATTTCCATACCTATGGCGGTAAGTGGTTTGGTATTTCCAATAAAGCTAACACAGCACCTAGAATTATTGCTAAAGCAGAAGAGATGATTGATGCTTATGGAGTGAATATTGATGTACCTTGGATATGGGAGCAGTTAAAAACATTCGTAGAGAAGGATTTAAAGAGTTCCACTAGTCATAGGCAAACAAGATACCAAGCAGCAGATACCAGGTATGACTATGATGATGCTATATTCGCTATTACATTTGCGTACATCAATGCGCAATCACACGCTAAGTATGAACCCGAAAATATAAGGGGAGAGAGTGGCGAAAAACACGTTGTTATGAGATATGTTCAATCAAAAGAAACTGAATACCGAATGAAGTTAGCTAGAGTAGATTCTAGGACTGGTAAGATATTAAAAATAATGAATTGATAAATACATTACATTTGTAAAAAAAAATAATGGCTAATTACATTCAAAAATCTTATGTTCCTACGTTTGGCAACAAGAATATAATGACTACAAATATCGTTGAAGATATTTCATTCTTAGTGAACGAGGCAAATTCAGGAGATGGTAACCAACAGGTATTGGGAACTTCTGTTTGGGCAAATGGATTTAGAGTAGTAGGTTGTATTGGTGAAGATATTACTCTTCCTGATAATTCTAATCTTGAATTTACAGGGCCTTTATCTCTATGCATTGGAGCAACACTAACAGTTCCTGTAGGAACAACTTTAACAGTAGTATAAACAATTAAAATTTAAATAAAATGAGTACAATAAACGTAGACAACGTAGAGCCACAATCAGGTGACACAGTAAATGTAAATGGAGTAGTTGTTAGAAAAAAAAATAATAGCAGTATAGGTTTAGGCGGTACTAATACATTATCTAGTATAACAACGGGTGATGGTAATATTGGTATAGGTATAAACGCAGTTAAGTCAGTAGCTGCTGGATTTAGTAATATTGGTATAGGCACAGATACATTAGAAAATTGTGTTGGTAATCAAAATATTGCTATAGGTAGCGGTGCTCTGGAGTTTGTAATAGGTGCAAATAATAATACAGCTATTGGTAATACTGCTGGTCAAATGGTTACTACAGGTAATAATAATGTATTACTTGGTAACGATGCTGCTGATAGTTTAACAACTGGTAGTAATAATATTGTTATTGGTTGGCTTTCGGAAGCTACAACACCAACAACTGATAATTCAATTACTTTAGGTACTAGTTATCATAATGTATTAAGATGTGCTGTAACATCAATAACTTCTCTTTCTGATGCTAGAGATAAAAAAGAAATTGTTGAATTATCAGCAGGTCTTGATTTTGTAAAAGGATTGAAACCAGTTGAATTTGTATGGAACGAAAGAGCAGAAAATGGTAAACACGATATTAAAGACTTTGGTTTTATAGCTCAAGACTTAAAGAAATCTCAAGAGGATGCTAAGTTGGCTGATACTTTAAAATTAGTGTACGAAGAAAATCCTGAAAAACTAGAAGCAAGTTACGGTAAGTTAATTCCAATCCTTGTAAAAGCTATTCAAGATTTAACAGCAAAAGTAGAAGCTTTAGAAGCTAAAAAGAAATAACTAAAACAATTTCATTTGTTTAACGAGAACTAGGTTTTTATCAAAGCCTAGTTTTTTGTTTTCCCAAACACTCCCATATTTATTGTTTTGTTTAAGTTCATAGTCTTTGAAGATAGACTTGAAATACAATACCTCTTTCTTGTTCATAAGCTTAAAAGACATTTGAGTATAATTGCTATCCTCTTCAAATAATTTCTTTTTTAAGTTTACCCAATACAAGTGGTATTCAGGAAAACTCTTGTCAGTTTCAAATGAAGCCGTTATAAAAGACTTGGTTACAAAATGTTGAGTTTTGTTAGATATGACCTGACTTAATTTGTTGCTTGAATATTTTGAAGTTGTACTCACAGTGCAAAATTAAAACTTTAAACAACTTCAGAATATGTTTCCTCTAAAAGTTCAGTTAAAGCTTCTTCCATTTCCGCATCTTCATCAGAGTAAGGTCTAAATCTATTGGCTAAGAAATATTGGTAATCACAATCTTCAGGTATATCTATTTCAGCTAACTTATAACCTATGCTCATCCTTTGTCTTGCTAAGTATTTAGCATCTACTACCGTATAAACTTCACCTGATTCTATCCAACAACTAGCAGGGAAACCTTTTGGTCTTGCTTTGTCATTTATGCAAACGATTCTAAAACTATCCATATCCTTGTTTTAAAAATAAACCTCCCCCCTAGAGTGGATATGACAGGAGAAAGAGAGGAGGTTTTAATTTAAAAATGTCTTTGTGTGTAATCATATCCGATACAAATGTAAAAACATTTTCTAAACAAAAAACATTTTGTGTGATTTTTTTTTAAAAAAGAAAACAAAGAAAAGAAAAAGTAAAAGAAAGAAAGAAAAGAACCAAAAGAAAGAAAGAAAAAGTAGTATATACTTCGGTATATATATAAATATATATACCTCATATACACTACCAAAAAGAAAAGAAAAAAAAGAAAAAACCCAAACCCAAAATTTTTTATTGAAAATCTTAATTATATTTGTACCGAAATTCACAGTGAGGTGAAGTTAAACTTTTAATTAACTACCACACAGACCTAGTCAGTGTATTAATTTTTTCATTATGGCAATTACTTTTAAATTACCAAGAATCGCGGATATTGATGCAATATCTATTTTAGACACTCCACTTGTAGCTGATACAGTTATGGCTAATGGAGTATTAACAATCAAAGATGAGGCTGGAAGCCCTGCTATCGTTGTTAAAGCTGCTGATTTGTTAAACTTCCAATACGATGCTTATGCAGCAGGAACTGCAAACATCGTTGATGTAGACTTAACAGGAGTTACAATCGTAAACAACGGAGTTTATGTATTAACTGTTTATGCTCCATACGTACAAAACTTCTTCGGAGGTGGTAGAGAATCAGGTGCTATTTTCCAAACAAGAACTTACACTGTATCTACAGATGCTACAGCTACAGTTGCTGAATTACAAGCTTTATTTATTGCTCGTATCAACGCTGACGTTAATGCTTACTTCTCTGCTTCTTCTCAAGCTGGAGATGTTGTACGTATCACTGCTGACAACGCAGGTTTTGGTCCATTAACAATCAATGCTCCTGCTGGTGCAACTGTTGCTGACCAAACTGCTTGGGTTTCTCCTGTAGGAACTCCTGCTGAAGTTCTTAGCTATGTAAATAACGCTTTGTTAGTTAACGCTGCTGGGTACAACAGATACATCATTACATACAGAAAATTTATCCGTCACAATATCGTAAACGGACTTCAAGTTGTTAGACCTGTACAAGCTCTTGTTTACTTGGATAAGGATAACGCAGGAACTGCTGCTGTAGTAACTAGATTGACTGGATTGTTAGATGGTTCATACGCAACAAGTGCTGCTATCGCTTCAACATACTTAGGCTGCCCTGCTGTCTAATTAAAATTTGATTATCTTTGTAGGGTAGGTATAAATTATCTACCCTATTTTTTTTATAATTTTATGGCTGAAACAGAAGTTGAGATTATTCTTTTTGGTGTAGAGCACGATGGTGATTTAAGGATTGAGTATCCTGAATTAGCTGAAATTGAAGAGTTTAAGACTCTATCGCCAAAGAATGTGAGATTATGTTGGTTATTGGGAAATAGAACAAGCCCAATATACAATCTCCCTAAAAAAGAACGTATGCCAAAAGCTTTGGAGTTGGTTTACGGAAAGTCTTATCGGGAACGAAAAGATATTAGTAATATTTTAGACGGTGATATACCTGAAGAAATAGTGATTGGCATTAGGAGAATGGAGTCGTTTAATCCTGAATATAGACTAAGAGCCAAACTTATGACGCAGTATATGTTCGAGATATTAAATGATATGATTATCTTAGATTCAGTAACTATGGCAAATATGGATATTGATGAAAAGAAAAAATATACTGATTTAATAGTAAAAGTTCACGATGAACTTCCGTCTATGGTAAAAACATTAGAGTCTTCTTACGGAGTTAAATCTGTAGATAAAGCAACTAAGAAAAAGGTTCTTATTGGAATAAATGACATATTAAGATGATATGAGTTATATGTTTAGCACAGGTCGCATAAGACCTAATAAATTAGATAGTAAAAAAGATAAGCATTACCACAGAGAGTATGCTAAATTTTGCTTATCGTCAATGAGTAATTACATTTATAGAAGGTTTATAAACAGGTGTTTAATAAATTGGTCATTTTTCAAAGGTCAAGATGGTCAATGGATATTTGATGAAGATTTAGAAGGCTTTTTCCTTGACGAAAGCGGTGATGTCCGTAATCGTCTTAAGTGGACAAAGAACTTAATCCGCCCTATGGTGGAACAGTATGTAGGTAATGCTATTCGATTATCTTATAACGCAAGAGCTAAAACATTTGGAGACTTTGTTGTTAATCGAAGAGAAAAAGAAATGTTAAGGCTTAAAGGCTTCCATAAACTTTCTAAGTTGATGCCGGATATGAAGGATGTAATTTCTGACCGTGTTCCTATTCGCGAAACCGAAGAGGAGACTATGGAGGATTTCGACCTTATGTTTGACGATAACCTTACAGAGACGATTAACAACCTTCTTACATATATAGAGAAGGATATTGATATTGTCGAGATAAAAGTTCGTATTGCTAAATTTATGGCGATAAACGGAATTGGAATTTACAAGGGTTACGAGTCTAATATGAAATATTGTGGCGAAGCTATCGACCCAAT